TAGGAGAGAAAATAAAAATCGTGGAAGGGCTGAATGTTGGAGAATACACGATACTTGCTATCAGGTCCCACACGCTTACCCTTGACAAGCGAACAGGAATAGAACAGGGGACAATCCTTACCAAGATAGAGCATACCTTGACCGATGTAATCAAGAACAGAAACGCCACGGCAACGGACGGCTTTATTTCAGCCGAGGGAGTGAAAAACAAGCGAACAGCCGTAAATCTGTATCACAATCCGAAATACCAAATGAAAAGGTGGTTTCCGCTTTTCGGTGGTGGATTGTCCAAGAAAAACAACAGCGAGAATATCATCGTAACGAACTACAAGAACAACGGAAAAATAGAGGTAAAACCTGATACGGATAAAATCCCACACCTGCCAAGTGAAACCGATGTTTTAAATGAAAATATCAACCTTCAAAGGTTAAGAAGGTCCAGCCGTGTATTGTTTGGAACGGAAAACATAGAGGTAACACTCACGAATGTAACCTTTGAGGAGTTCTACAATCTTTACAATCGCTGGCGAATAGGCGAAGATATCTACACAGGCAAAAAGATACCAAGCAGGGGGTATATAGATGTTTATATCAACGGCGAGACTTACAGCATCTATCCATTCGGAACGGAAGCCCTGCAATACGACAAAGGCGCCAATGAATTAACGATAAAAGGCAAAATCAAAAATTCTAAATGGGGAAGAAAAATCTTTGATAAAACCTTTGACGACACCTTTGAATAGCAAAAAGCCCTGCACTTAGGCTCAAGGTGCAGGGCTGTTGTAATAATCGAATCAGAGCCTATATTTTGTCGGCACAAATACGAATACGATTTGCAAGGTCACATAATGCACCTTTCAGTATTTCCTTTTCCTCATTCGTAAATTCTGTTTCTTTGCCGTTTCCGTCTATTCCTGTAAGTTTTTGGCTTAACCATGAACGGGATTTACCGAAATATTTCTGTGAGATTTGTGCCCAAGAAACATCTACTATAATATCCCACATCTGATTCTTCATACTTTCTTTTTTTGCTTGTACTTCCATAATGTTTATTTTTTAAAGCCCCTTTCGGGGCTGGGTTACTCTTTTTTGTCTTTATCCATCAACTTATCTAATAATGCATAAATATAAAGTTCTAATTCAATAGATGGTGGATAAATTTTTTTAAAATTTCTAATGGTTTCTATCAGCTCCCATTCTTTTTCTGTTAATTCTTTTTTCATGTCTGATTCTTTAATTATTACACTACAAAGATATTAAACATTTGTATAATAAACAAATATTTCTGCAACTTTTTTCAAAATATTTTCCCCTAACTTAAAACATAATCCCAAGGTATTCCTTTATCCCCCAAATACAATATTCCGTTGCGTTCATGTAGTGGTCGTTCTTTTTAATAGGTTTTTCAGTAGGTTGTCCGTTAATAAATTCGTATTCGTAATTTTGATATTCATTATCAAAGTCGCCATCATCTACATAGTATATTCGTGCATTGTTGATAAAATCAAACCTTGCTTTGTAACTTGGTTTTGAGGTCGGTACAGCGTTGATTGCGTATAATGTTCGCAGGTCATTAGTGAGGCTTATCTCGCTCCCTGGTTCCCTATCGGCACTATCAGCCCAAACAAAGGTTACATTACCAATAGGAACACCAGCATATTTAAGGTGTTCGCCAAGCGGTCCCTCCATTTGGCTCATAGGTTTGTAAAGAAGTGGGCGAATGTAGAACGATTTGTCACCATCATACATTACTTCCACGCACGCTGTGGGATTGGCAAAACCATAGTCTAATCCGTAATACTTTCGGTAGCCGTGCTTTGCGACTTCGTTATATTGATTGAGGCTTATTACTTTCCAATTCTTGTAAATCTTATTCGGCTTCTCGGATTTTTGCCCAAGACCATAAACAAGCCAGTGATACTCGGAAGCAGAGCCTACATCTTCATTATATCTGCACCTTTTTAATTCTTTGATTTGTTTTGCCGTTAGGTTTAATAAATTAGCCTCTAAATCGTAGGTTTTAGCGCTGTTTTCATTGAGGGTTTTGGAAATCACAGCATCGCAATACTTTATCGGCTGGTAAGATAAAATCTGCATCCGTTGTTCAGGCAGAATAAACGGATTGTCCTTGAAAGTAGAGTAACTTACATAGGTGGTTTCTTTTAGCTTCTCTTTCTCTATCCAGTGGTTTTGTTTCGGATTCCAGTCAAAGATAATAACCTTGGAACGCTGAGCGAGTTGTCTGTATACTTCTTCCGAGAAGTTGTAAGGCTCATTTATCCAGCAGATGGTTTGTGTCATCCCCATTGCGTCGTCTTCATCATCCAATCCTGTAAATCGCAAGATGTTGCCATTATTCCTGAAAGTCCAAGTGTGATTGGTCTTATTCTCTATAAGATACTGATAAAGGTTTTCCTCTTCAAGGTAAGCATCCAACTCTTCAATGGTTATTTCGCCTCGTTCAAATTGCTTCTTTCTTACCTGCGGGTCTTTCAGCCACTCCCTCCAGTCTTTCTCCACAATATCCCTGCAACTCTTCTGTGTGTCCCTCAATACTGTTGCCGAGGAAATAGGATTGTTCGCAAGGAAATTATACAGGACCTGAAAGTTGCTCCAAGTCTTGGAACTCCTTGAGCTTCCCTCCTCAATGATAAGTTTATATTTGTGCTGCCAAGTTTTGCCGTTGGGTATCTTTTCATTTAAAGCGCCCCACACTTCGGCAAATACCTTTGATGCCTTGAATTTTATCTTTTTGTCCATATTTTCTAATTTAAAAAAGCCCCACATTTCTGCGAGGCGATTAAAACTTAAAACTAATAAAATGAAAAATCACAAAAAACTTAATCTTCATCCTCTGGTAGGATTATTTCTACTTGGATAGCGGTCGGCATAGTGTTTATTTCCCCTGATACCTTTAACTTGGTATCTGCATTCCAGCCCTCCATTTTTGCCAAAATAGAAACAGCGCCGTTTCTTTCTTTAAATGATGGAATAAGGATTTGGTCGCCTACCTTTTTTGCCGTTCCTTTTGCAATATCTGATAAAATAGCCAGCGCTTCTACTTTTGTCAAAACAGCCTTTTTTCTCGCTTCTATTTCTGTTTTGGTAGTTTCCTCTATTACTTTATCATTGATTGATTTTTGCCATGCTTTTAGCTCTTCTTGGGCGTGTTTCCAGTCTTTATCAAATGTTGTTTTACCCTTTCCCCACTTTACCCCATATTTACCCCACATTTCCCCATGTGAAAGTAGAGGAGATTTCTTTAATTCCTCTAAAATCCATTGTTTGCGATGTTGTGGGGTATTATTCATTTATTGTGATTGCATTTTTTAATTTTAAAACATAAACTTCAGTTTTTCCATATATTTCGGTTTCTATTTCTTTTATTTCATAGCCCAAATATTCCGCCTTCAATCTTTTAGATTTAGCATTATAACCATTTTGTAAAATAATATGAGTGTATTTTTTGTTTTCTATTCTTGACTTATAAAAAGAATTTACTACTCTATATTCTTCTGTCTTTTTTCCTGATAGAATTTTATCAAAAAACTCTTTTTTTATAGTTAAAAATAAATTTTTTTCCATCGTTTTATCCTTTATATTCAAATGAAACTGTTATTCTATTTGTAGAAGTAGATTTTCTTTTATTCTTATTCTGAATTTTTCCTGTATCGCCTCCTTTACTTGTTCTTCCTACTCTTGTAATTATCCATTTTTTGTCTGCTTTTCTTGATTGAATAAAAGCAGGTGATGAACTTGTGGAAATAAATGCTTTTTCTTCTGATTTTAATATTTCTGCTACATTATTGCTCAATAAATGTCCTAATCCTATTCCTTGATAATCTGGTAAAATAACTGTTCTGTGTTCTTTGTAATAGTTTTTCTTTTTTGGGTGAGGGAAAGGTAAAACAGAACAAAAACCACAAATTTCATCATTTAATGTTAATATAAAAACTCTTGCAGAATTATTATGATTATGACTTAAATAGTGATATTTACGAAACATCTCCCAAAAAGCTCTTTTTGCTTTTGTTTCATAGATTTTAATGTTTCGCTTTGGAGGATTTTTTTTTTGCCCTTCAAAACTATGAAAGGTCATGTCATTGGTGTTAAAAACCCAATCAGGCATAAGCCAATCAATAACATCAAAATGACAGCCCACTGCAATAAATTTTTTATTTGTTTTTCTTATTGCTTTTTGCATCGCAAAACTTCCTATTCTAGCAACATTTCTATCCACGACAGATGTAAATTCATCAAAAACAAACAATTCTTTTTTTTGTAAAATAGCATTTGCTAAATCAACTCTCATTTTTTCTCCATTAGACAAAACAGAATACGGCTTTAACCAACTTGGAGGAGATGAAAACCCAACAGAATTAAATGTTTTTGTAATTTCTTGAACAGAACATTCTTCGGGCATATCATCTATTATTGATTTTGCACTATAATTAAATGTTGTAATATATTCATTTGGAAATAATTCTTTTGCAATAGTTGTTTTTCCCGTCCCTGAATTTCCAACAATCAATCCTATTTGCCAATTTTTAGGCAAATCTATATTTCCAATAAAATGTTCTTTTATATTTTCTGTTTGTAAATCAAAAGTTCCTATTACAGAAGAAACCCTAAAAGTTCTTTCTGGATTTACTTCTCTTATAATGTCAAAACTCGGCATTTGTATCCTTTTTTTATTAATTCATCGTATAGTTGTTCTTGTTCTTTTTCACTGACACAATTCACTTCTAAAACATACATTAAATCCATTTCATTTGACAAATCTTTTTTTTCTAAAGATTCTTTTGACAAATCCGCATCTTCTACCTCAATTCCAAGTTCTTCTAAATCCAAGTCGTATTCCTCGGCGATTACCTCTATTTCCTCAACATCAAGATTGTAGTTTTGATGTGCAGTGGTATTGGCTAATATCTGCGCCTTGTAATAGGTATCTGTATTATCTTCAATATCATTGCGGACAATTACAGGATATTCATTTTCAGCAAGGGTTATTTCCTTTGGAACAAAGCCCTTTTTGTCGAATTTTTCTTTTCGTGCGTGTCCAGAAATAATTGTCCCCTGCTTGGTAACGGATATACTTTCTATCACGCCTACCTCATTGATGGAATTTTCCAGCAATTCCATACCCGCTTCGGTGTGTTTATTTGTGTTTCGCTTACTTGTTTTTATTTTTATCATTTCAAATGCTTATCTATTAAGTTTTTC